TACTATCGTCACTTTGCCATTATCTGACGGACCTGTGATAGTGTCTAAGAAATAAGTTCTGGTTACAAAGTTATTCGCATCGTAGGTTCCATCGTCAGCTAAATATCCAGTCTTTACCCGAACCTCATTATTCTCATAGAATGGCCATCGGTTTATCATCTTACCCCAAAACGAGCCTTGAGAGTCAGCATCATAGGTTCGGTTAGCTAGATAATTATCAAAGCCTACATCTGTCCATGGATGATCGGTTAAGCTTATCGAAACCTTTGAGCGAACACCTAGCCCCTTGCTTGGCGTCAATACAGTTGGAGCTGTAGACACCCCAGTGATAGTTGGGAAGGTTGGCGGGTCACCTGCCGCCTGAATGCCATCGATGCGAACAGAGCTAAACCTAACCGTCTTAGTGGAGGCCGCAAAGTTAGCTTGATCTTGGCATGTGGAAAACGAGTTAAAACACTCGGTTCCTGAAGCGCCTGAAGCAGAGCAAGCACCTGATCCATAAGTTAATGAACAAGCATTGAAGTCGATTTCGACGATAATCACAGGCTCTTTGCCCATGAGAACTTTTTGATCGTCGTATGCCATTAAATAGCGTTCTCGTCAGCAACAAGAAAACGAACAGGGACATCAACCGATAATAGTCCGTTCTGCGTGTGGCTTGGCGCTTTAATCCCCTGAGAGAATGCCCAAGCTACTTCACCGTAACAAGTGGAGCCATTCGGACAACTCTCATTGTAATCCCTAGGATTCCAAGCATAAATGAAAGGATACCGCGCCATGTGTTGACTGAATGGTTCCCAAGTAGAACGAACCCAAGCGGCTGAAAGATGGTCTAGTTGGATCTTGCCCTTTCTCTCTAGCCGTTTAATAGATCGACCTAAAAGACTGCCATTCTGTGATATGGTATTTGTAACTTGAATGCCCTGATAGAAATTAGGATTCGTTGCGCTAGCCCATTGGCCACGCTCGGCAGTCATTATCTCACCGACAACTAATTGACGAATCAGAAGAGATCCTGTTCCAACAGATACAGCGAGCCTAATCTTTCGACCTGCCAAAACAGTTACAGCCGAAGTTGCAGCAAAAACAAGCTTGCCACCTGCCGGATTTATACTTGACAAAGAACTAAAAACAGAAGGGGCACTCTCATATTGAAGCGTGATAGTCTCGGCTCCTGTTCCTGTAAAATTAGCAACGTAAGCAGAGAAACCATCTATATCGGTATCTACCGCCATGGTGAAGTCAAGGTTTCCAGTATCGGCTTGGAAGTAGCTAAAATCGCGCCAGTCGATTGAGTTTTCAGGAGGTGAACCACTAACAGTAGTTCCAGACCAAGTCGGAGTAATGCCACGCAAGACGTTTGAATATAAAAATTTAGGAAGTAAGCTCATCGTACCATCACCGCGTTAAGTTTAACCCCGTCATCTGTCGCCTCGTTTATCTGACCAATTAAGCCTCGAACTTGGTCACCGCTAAAGCTGTCGCCCTGTAGGGTTACGTCGAAGTTTGTTGTTTGGACGCTTGGTGCTTCGGTTGTTGACCCATCAGAGCCAAGACCAGCAGCGCCACCTGTTGAAGCTGCGCCACCTCCAGCACTGCCGAATGATGTGCTTCGTATGTTGTTTACATTATTTAACCCTGCCGCTAGAGCAGCAGCAGCGACACCGAAGTTAGCAGGGTAAGGAACTTCAGCCATTGCTTTTGTTACTGATTGGTAAGTATTTATTAAAGTCTGACCTATTGCCGCAGCCTTCCCAACCTCAAACATTTTCCTTGATTCCGTATTCATAAGGCTAGATAAGTTACCAACTATTGAAGAGACAGCTTTTCTTTTCATTTCTTCCAGTTTAATCTCAGCATCTATTCTATCTTGTGTAGCTTTTAGTTTATCATTCTCAGCTTGAAGCCTTAGAGAAACTTCCAGCTGCGCAGCCCTTTCTTGAGACTCAAGTATAGCTTCATTGATAGCTTCTTGTTTTTCCCTAGCATATTCAGCAGCAGCTTGAAGTTCTTCACTTGCCCCTCCTGTCTCACCATGCATTAGATCACCACCCATTGCAAAGCCACCGCCAAGCTCTGCGTTTGATTCCTCTTTTGATATTCCGCCTGAAACCCTTAATCCAACTGGGGTTGTTCCCAAAGCGCCCTGAGAAGCCCTTTTCTTCCTATGCCTTCTAAGAATTTCCTCTTCACTTCCAAATCCAGAAACTCTACTCTGTAGGCCGCCACTCGTACTTGTTGTGGCCTTGTCTAATTCAGTTACTAGAGCAGTAATAGCCGGAGCAAGCTTGGCGGTTATTTTTGTTATCATTGAATCCCATGCTATATTCATCTCATTTATTTTTCTAGCAGCTTCATTTAACTGCTCAAGCTCAACATTTCCAAGAACTGCTCCAAGCTCTTCAGCACGCTTACCCATTTCCTCAAATCCCTTAGCGCCCTTTTCCATCAAAGGCAATAACTGAAACATAGAATCGTTTATTTCATCCAAAACAAACCTTCTAGTTGCATCGTCAGCCTTAGATATAGCCTCAGCAAAAGCCAAAAACTGTTGGTCAACTGGCATATTCACAAGATCAGCAGATTTTAGACCAACCAATCTCAGAGCCTCTTCATAAGATTTTGCACCCAACGAGGCATCTTTTATTTTTACAGACAAATCTTTCATGGCATCAGACAGAACCTCACTATCTAATCCGTTCACCCTTGCAGCAAAAGATAATTTCTGCATTGACTCGGTTGCTATGCCAAGTCTTTTAGACATAAGGGTTATAACCTGACCACTGCTCATTTTGTTCATAGCTACGACCATCCCAGACAAAGCAGTTGCCGCAACTCCTGCCGCTACGGTTAGCTTTCCACTAAGTGTACTAGATAAAGATGACGTTGATGAAGATAATTTATTAGAGTCTTTTGTTGCCTTTTCAAAATTAAATCCAAGAGTTGCTAGGCTTTTAGAAGATCTTTGTAAACCATCCTCAAGATCCTTTGTGTTAGCTGTGACCTCTACTTCTAATTTATCAACTTTAGCCATTCGTTACAAACTCCTTTGGCGAAGCAACAATGCTCTTTTTTTCTCTCTTAAGTTTGTTCTCTTCGTGTCTTGCCTCAAGCTTTTCTATATAATCTTTATTCATTTTGCTTGGGTCAATATCAGGAGTATTATCATCACATTTTAATATAGCTAGATATTCAGTCAAAGTCATGGACCAAGCATCTCTAGGAGGAATGTTTAAATGCTTAACTATTTGAGCGGGGTATTTACTCCACTTTATTTTAGTTACTCCATTATTTGAGGCTCCCCTGCCTCCTCGAACTTTTTTATGTCGTCATCGCTCGCAACCGCATAGGTCAAAAAGTCAATGGCAAATCCTAAACAATTAGGAAAGCCATGCTTCTGGCATTCTTCACCTATCTTATTATAACTAGGGCACTTTAAACCTTCGCCTTGAAACTCATATTCACCTTTTATTCCGGCCCAAATACAAGAGGCAATAATTTTCACACCTAGTTTTTTAGTATCATTTAATTGAGTTAAAGCATCAAAAACATCCATTCCAGTGATATCATTAAACTGGCAAATCGCTTCAAAAGAAGGGCGCAGAGTGTACTCCACGCCATTCAGTTCTATTTCAAAAGTGGATCGATATTTATTAGGCAAAAGACTTCTCCATTATCAACATCTATATTCTCGAAATATTTTAAGTATGTCAATATACTACTTAAGCGAAAGTAGGCTCGCCATCTGTAGCTAGAGTACAAGAGAATGTTTGGCCGTTTCCATGATCTCCACCCCAGTCGAATTGACTGACATAGAAATTACATGTGATTGTTCTTCCATCAGAATAAGCTAGCTGTAAATCGACAACGGTATCGTCTTGAGCAGCTACTTCTAGAAGTGCGTACTCTGTACCATCATTGACCCAACCATTAAAATTAATATTCAATTCTCTTGGCCCAAAGTTTCCTTTATCACCCCATCGATTTGAGTCTTTATCGCTCAAGTCAACAGTCCCGTTTGATATTGAAGCATTATGAGAAATACAACCAGCGATTGTGACATAGCCGCCACCGCCACTTGGTTGAAGTTTCAAGACCATATCGTCCGAATCAAATTTAGCCATCTTTTTAGTCCTCTATTAGTAGATTGAAAGTAATGATGCCGTGATGGGCCAGTCCATCACCTTCTAGAAATGTATTGTAGCCTGTTCGAGTCATCAGTAAATTTGTTGAACCCTGTGTTAAAACTAAAGGCGTCCTATTAAACTCGTCGTTGATATAATCTATCATATTCAACACCTGCTTATCCCCCTGACTCTCGGTCCAGAAGTCAAAGATTAGCTCACCTTGTGTAAACTCATCAGTCTTGCCAGATATATCAATCGCGTTGCCCCATTGAATCCGAAGGTATGGCGGGGCTGTATCCTTGGGCACGTTGTTATAAACCTTTGTGCCGACAATACTAGAGATATTGGCGTCAGCTTTAGCGCGAGCCACGGCAACGGTCAAAATGTCAGAGTGCAAGCTTAACCCCCTTGGCGATTATCTTATTAATAGCCTTACGATTAGCTGCAAGTGTTCGCCTCATATATGGCCTAGCCCTCATTTTCCTCGTGCCGAACTCAAGGTCTAAAGCATAAGGGGCGCGAGATTGGAACTCAAGGACGCTCTTGCCCTTGCCTCTGAATCTAACCGTAGTAGATAAGCCCTTAACCAGTTTGCCTCGGTCATTGTTAGGATATGCCCCAGGTCTAGATACTGTCACTGTCCTAGTAGGACTGTATCTAGTCTCTCGCTTGCCGCTTGTTATCTTTTTAATGCGCTTTGTGGCGTATTCCTTTAAGAGCTTACCGATAGACAGCAAAGCCTTATCGGTGGTCTTCTTCACCTTCAAGTTTCTAGCGTAGTATTTACGCTCTAGTTCCTTGTGTCCTCTTACAAATAACTGGATGCTAGACACTGTACCACACGCTTGAATCGGTTGAAATACGCAGGAACTCA